CAACAACATCGCCAACTTGTTTAGTAGTAACCCAAACTCGCCCACCTTGTTGTTCTGCTGCTGACAGCATTTCTTCTTTAGTTCCAACGGCGATTACTTTTCTATCTTGAATTAAACCATAATGCGCATTGTCTGCGCCAATGCAGTCTTCGCCAACTTTAATAGTTTTAGTTTCTTCTTTGACAAATGTTTTAAAGTTCTTCATGGATTAATAACACCAGTTCTGTTTGACCTTTTATAATACGATGATATTTCATCGCTTCGATTGTGAATACATCGCCTTCTTTTAATTGTATTGGAAGTTCGTTATCGTATTGAAACTTCCAACCTTCTCCTTGTATCACCGTCACTTTTCTATCTGCTTCATCGCGGTGCCATACTAATTCTATTTCAGATACATCTCTGGCAAAAGTTCTCATCTTATTGCCATCATGCATTACCAACTCAAGATACGGATTTACCAAAAAAATGACCCTCCGCCGCTCAAACCAAGTTGCTTGGCATATTGAGGTAAACGGCACGCCCAGTATCCTGGTTTGGTTTTATCTTTTTTCATATCACACTGGTGTCGAGCAGCAAATGACTTCCTTGCTTCTGGATCATCAATCTTTGCTTTCAATCCAGACGTATCACCAAATGATACTTTCTTTACATTGCCAGTCTGTGGATCCTTGACGTACACATAGAACTTCTTGGCACCACCACGCTTTGGTTTATTTAGTTCTACTTTCTTCTTATCTTCTTCTTCAAGCATTGGTACATCAAGAGGAACTGACTCGCCTTCATACAAATCAAACTCGCCGATATCAGAAGTCAGTAGTTCGTGATCAAATGGATCTGCAACTGACAGTCTACTTTCCGCATATTGCTTCTTTGCTTCAGTGTAGAGTTTATAATAGTTTGCGCTGTGCATACGGAAGATATTTTCTGAGAATGGAACACCTTCAACTAAATGATAATCAATTGCTTCGTTAATCTTTTGCTTTTGATCATTTGTAAGCATTACATTTAAACGATTAAATGCCCACTGTTCTTCATCAAGTTCTCGTTCTTCCATGTAGTAAGAACTGCGGCAATCAATGTACATCTTTTTAATATCTTCAAGAGCAACTTCATAACGGTCGCTCTTTTTAATTAGATTTTTTTCTACATTCTCGCTGATTGTTTCATACTCAACTTGCTCAATGATTGGAGTCAATAAAGGAATTAATTCTTCATTAGTCTTCTTTTTCATTCGATCGCGGAATCGCTTTGCTTCGTCGCGCCGAACTTTTGGTAACAATCTTTTTGCTATTTTTGCAATAACTGCTTTTTTACTTTCTACTCTTTTATCAATCGCCATACGAGCAGAAACAGGAAGTTTTTTATAATTTGCTCCACGCTGCCCCGCCAATCTTTTGCGAATCATTTCTTTCGCTTTGCGTTGCGCTCGTTTCTTAAGTTTCTCAGGCGATGCTTTTCTGCGTTGAGCAATCATTCGCCCACGTTTAATTTTGCCTTTAAGTCGACGCATGATCGCTCTTCGCTTCATGCGCTGCTGCATACTTAGAACTTCTTGTAATTCGGTTTCTTCTGACACACCCATATTCTTCCTGATAGTATTATACATTGCTTTTGCATCACGGTCTGAAAGTTTTGAGGGCAGGCCAGTTTTAAATTGGTTATAGTTTCCTTCTACCGCGAGAGCACGTAACTTAGATGCGCTCATGCCACTAACACCTTCAGCGTCAGGGTCGCGTTCACCTGCAGAGACAACTTCAATCTTGCTATAGTTATAATCTTTGCCGTTGTATTTCTGAACCAACTTATCAAACTCGCCAACACGATCGCTGCCGACTACAACATATGCTTCGTCGTATTGACTATCTAACTCAGCGAGAACTTGCATGATGGTTCGTGCGTTCGACCGTTGTATGACACTGCCGAATGCTTTCTTAGCAAATTTGAATTTATCTTTATAGGCGAGGGGATTTTTCTTTTTGTCTGCGGAATGAGACATATAGACTTGAGCATCTGCTCCTTTTCCTTTCGCGACAGATTGCACCTTATCAACCAGTTTCTCGTGACCAGTTGTTGGTGGGTTTAATCTACCGAAAGAAACGACCACGGCAGACCGCGCTTTCTCGGATAATTGAGACTTTTCGATGTTTTCCAGTGAACGCCCAACACTGTTATTTTCGGTTACTTTCATAATTGGAGTTTGCCTTAACCTTATCCTTGTTAGCGCAGGTCTGCCATGGCCTAAACTGCTTAATTGTATTTATACTTTTCGATTGTTGAAACTTTCTTGCGTTCCAATTATTTCATATCCTTGCCACAGAGTGTGTTCGTGGTTTAGAATACTATTAATTTTCATTACTTGTTCCCAAGTCAAGATTTTCAGTTTGACTTTTTTATATTTCTCTCGTTGCCTTTCGTCAAACTTTTCTGACTGCCCAACTTTCTCTGGAATCTGTATAATATTAGATCTTAATTCCAGTCCATAAAACTGAGCATATGCTTTTAAACCAAGTTGTGTAGATTCCGGCGACCGGATCAAATCCTCGTATGAGAGATGAAAGATATTTTTTTCATTACAAACTCTGTGCCAAAATTCAGTGTGATCGCGATACAATTCAGCAAGAGCGGCGACATTCAACCGTTTTAATTCTAGAAATTCTTCGCGATATTCTTCTTCACATTGATCTTGCATTACCCAAGGATAATGTTTTTTAACGTCAACGTGTTTTGTACAGATACTTTCTATCCAAGAATATGGATTCTTATGAATGTACCATGCTTTAACTGTTTTTCCAATCAATTCATATTTTTGTGGATCTTTTCGATTGCCAGCAGAATTAGGTTTCGCTGCAGGTCTTCGACTGTCACAGTCAATATTATATGCGTGTTTCCATATACCATTGGGTTTATTCCACTGTACCACAGTGTTAACGCCAACGAGATTTCTTTTTACTAATTGTTCAGAAAAGTTTGTACCCGATCTTTGCAGACCGAATATAGTCGCGATAGTCATGTATGTTCATTTCTCCCAACCTTTAATCACATCAGGGCTGAAGTTGGCACGACTAAACTCTAAACGGTTTACAATCTTGACTGCATCATTACTCAAATGATCAATCGCCACAAATCCTTCAACGTCAGTCACTTTAAATCCTGATCGTGTACGAAGGAATGTGTTCATCGAACCTGCCTGATTCATTTTATTAATAATCATTTCTTTCGCACCAGAGAGTAGATTCATCAACGTGAATACATTTTCTAAATCTTTCTTATTGTACTTATTGAAGACTGCCATCGCTTCTTTGCGTTTTGCCTTCCAAGTTTCTTTGGACTTCTCAGTTTTCTTTTTATCAATTTCTTTCTGATAGAAGTCATAGATGTAATTCATTAATCCTTTCACGTGGGTCTTAGGATTAATCTTCTTTCCTGCTCGGACATATGTGTTATTGTATACTTTGGTCTTGTCCTGAAACTCTTGATTGTTCTTAAACTCATCAAGAACTTTCGCAGGTATCTTACGAAACAATGCACCTGCTGTTGCCAGTACCTTCGTCACCGCATCGGTTTCAGACTTTGTGAATGTAGCAGTTCCACTCAAATCTTTATAGTTGGCATCATCCTGCCAAACACTTGCTGCGTTTGCAAAATTCTTTACAATATCTTTACCAAAAGAAGCAGACATAGACTCAAAAGAATCACCAGTGTAAGTAGTATGCCATACAATTCCGATCTTTGCTCGGGCGATTGATTTACCCAGCGCAGAATCGACAGGAACAGCATACACAATAGTATTAGGTTGGAAAGTATAATAAGACTGACCATCTATGTTCTCCGTAGTGACGTCACCAGAAGTAAACATTAAGTCGCCTTGATAGACACCTTTCTTAATTCCTAATTTGCTAAACTCACTGAGAGCAATTAACAGTTTTGCCTGTAGATCGCCAGATGTGTCTGCCTTTACATCGGCAGGTGTTTTGTATACCTTTGGATTTTTATTAAAGATACCTTTCTTTGCAACGAAGAACTTTCCGTCACGTGGATCAATACCAGCGAATACAGCAGGAGCACCGTCCCACTTGACTGTACGGGAAATAGATGACTTACTGCTACCAGATAACATATCTCGCAGGTCACGAAGAAAGTTAATTGCCTTGCGCGTACCAGCAACACCTTCATTGAAGATCAAATCTTCGAGGTGCTCCATATGAGTATTTTTTGCTTCAGTCAATACCTGATAGTGATTAAATTTTATCATTTTTTCTCCATGTGAAAAACATCTGAACTCGAAGATGACTTGTCAGTTGTTGTCTTGTATCCCCACTTGGAAGCGTATCTTTTTAACAGTTTGCT